GTAATAAAACTATCAGAAAAACTATAACGACGACAGTCAAGACAAATAGTAAAAAGCGCAAAAAGCGATAATGATTGAATTCGATAAAATATGGGTTGAAAAATATAGACCTCAAAAGCTTGATGACCTCATCTTAGATGAGCAGTCGCTGAAGGTTGTTAGTCAGTTTACTGATGAGATTCCTAACTTACTGTTTACTGGTAATCCAGGTACTGGTAAGACGACCTTAGCTAGGATTATTGTTAATGATATTCTAGGTTGTAATTATCTATATATTAATGCATCTGATGAATCTGGTATTGATACTATCAGACATAATATTACTAACTTTGCTCAGACTAAGTCATTTGACGGTGGTATTAAAGTAGTAATACTAGACGAGGCTGACGGTCTAACCTCTCAGGCACAGGGAGCATTGCGTAATACTATGGAGACGTACGCTAAGTACTGTCGCTTTATTCTTACTGCTAACTATAAGCATAAGATCATTCCAGCTCTGCAATCTAGGTGTCAATCACTCGACTTAAAACCTGTAATTGATCAGGCTGTTAAGAGGTGTTATAGTATTCTACAGCAAGAGCAGGTTACTATTTCTGAAGATCAGAAGAAGCAGTTTGTAATGCTTGTTAAGAGATACTTTCCTGACTTGCGTAAAACTATTAATGAACTACAGAAAAGTGTAGTCGGTGGTGAACTGCATATCAATAATACTCAGTCAGATGAAGCATTACTCAAGACTATCTTTGAAAAGGTAACCTCAAAGAATACTTTAGAGCTAAGAAAGTATCTAATTGAGAATGAAGACAGGTTTCAAGGTGATTATGACACCCTAATGGCTAACTTCCTAGATTATCTCTATGAACAACCTCTTAACGATATTAAAAAGAAAGAGATGATCGCTGTAATAGCAGATCATCTCTATAAGACAAGCTTTGTAGTTGATAAGGAAATTAACTGCTTTGCTTGTTGGATTAATCTAGAAAAGATTAATTAACCTTTTAAACCACTCAGGTAATCCTTCGTGTATGCATTAACTTCCATTGATGGAGTTACTGCTGCCGAAGGAATTTCTGTGTTATCAGTAGGTAGTTTAAGCTCTGTTTGACTAAGCTCACCGTTACCAGTATCAGTCTTGTTTGACAAGTTCTCTTCGTCTTCAGTTACTTCTTCTGGCTTAATATTGACCTTATCCTTACGATACAGGCTATCAGGAATTGGATCTAATCCTGGGTAAGCAGACTCACCTGGTTGACCTAAGCAACAAGGTATTGAGCAATGATGCGTAACTCTACCACCAGTATTATCAAGTGCGATATTAAGTACAGGCGATAGAGAACCACCATCACTATTAGCAGGATAACGTTGTGGAGACTCATCTTTGATACCTACAACACGAATAAGAAGACCTGACTCAATCATCTCATCGATCATATCTTTAATGTTCTGGCCTAACGCCTTATATTCATCATGACTCTTAAAGTTATCATCAAACTCAAAAATATCACCTACTAAAAAACCACCACGTTCAAATCTCTTCATATAAGACTCGAGAAGGGGCATAAATTTCTTTTGCTTAGCCATAACATTATTTATGCTTATTTGGTGAGATTTATATGGAAAGTTTTGTTTTTATAAAAAAGAATGTTACATATAAAAACTGTTGAAAGGTGATAGGTTGTATTAAATATAGTTGTGATTGAATTAGATGTATTAAAACAATCTAAAGCTGATGAACGTGCTCTAGAGAAAGGATACCTTTATAAGGATATAAGGCTCGATCTAGAGTTTTCACGTTATTTAGGAAGAGAACTTTATGCAGTTTCAGAACCTAAGGATTTAGCCGAATTACAAGACGCAGAAGCAGTTTTTAATTCAATAAAAAATATAATGACAACTACCCCAGGTGAAAAGCTTCTTAACCCTAGATTTGGGTTAGATCTTAGAAGTTACCTATTTGAGCCTGTAACTACAACAACTTCTTATTTTATAGCTACAGATATATATAATAATCTTGGTGTATACGAGCCTAGGCTTGAATTAAACGGGGTTAGTGTTACGGGTGCGCCAGATGAAGGGGAATATTATATTAATATAGTATTTTCTATACCTTCTTTAGATATTTACAATTTAAACTTGAAAGCAACATTAAATAGAGATGGATATGTAGTAGTATGAGCCTAGAAAATTTTACAGACTTTAAATTACCGAAGAACGCTTACTTAAGCTTTGATGCAAACTCTCTCAAAGAGTTAATTATTGAAAGGCTTAACGAAAACGAGGAGTTCACAGATCAAAACTTTGAAGGTTCAAACTTTAATGCTTTTATTGATGTTGTTGCTTATATGTATCATGTGTTGCTGTTTTATTTAAACACTACATCAAACGAAAGCACATTTACAACTGCTACTATTTACGAAAATATGAGTAAGTTGGTCTCAAGTATAGGTTACAAACCTCTAGGAGATCAAACTTCAATTTTAACAGTAGATATCACAGCTCAAAACATAATCGCTGGTGCGTATGTTTTACCTAAATTTTCATTTATTAATGTGAGTGGTAATAGCTATTACGCACTTAAGGATATAGAATTTGAAAAGGTATCTGATAATACTGTCGAAACCTTAGAGCTAAGCAACAACCTACTACATCAGGGTACCCTAAAAGAGGCTACGTTTACTGCTGTTGGAGAAAGTTATGAAACTATCACTCTTATTGATTCGTACACATCACCACAACTAACCGAATCAGCGAAGCAGGTAAAGGAAAGTAAGTTTATTGCTGATAATACATTTAGTGTTTATGTACAAGACAGTGTGACCGGTAACTGGTCTGAGTGGCAAGAAGCTACATCTTTATTTTTAGAAGATCCAGCGAGTAAAAAATACGAAAAGCGCTTAAATCATAGTGGTAATTATGAGTTTAAATTTGGTGACAGTAATAACGGTAGATCATTAAACGAAGGTGATAAGGTAGTATTATTCTATATTGTCTCAGACAACGATGCAGGTGTTGTTGGTGCTAATAGTGCTGATAATCAGAGCCCTGTATTGTATACGTCTAGTAACTGGCAAGATATATATACAGATTTATATAGTGATCTTAATTCTATTACATCCTCTACACTACCTAATCTACTAGTAACTAATGAGTTTGCATCAACACCTATTAAATCTGCTGAAACAGTAGAGCAGATAAAACAAACAGCTCCAAAAATATTTGAAACGCAAGATAGGTTAGTTAATAAATCAGACTATGAATCACACATCAATAGACACTTCGGTAATGTAACGCGTAATGTTAAAGTGCTTTCTAATGAAGATTATACATCACAGGTTTTATTCTACTATAATAACATAGGTGTAAAACGTGGTATTGATGATACAAGGACATTACTTGCACAAGTAAACTTCTCAACGTCTACAAACTTTAACAACATATACGTTTATACTGTACGTACTAATCAGCCAATAATAAATGAGACTCTTCCAAACTACCTAAATGAGGGTCAGAAGAGATTAATCATCGATTATTGTAATCAGAAAAAAGATATAACTCATAATGTTGTTATATCTGATCCGATATTTAAAGCATTTAGTTTTGGTGTCGGTGAAATTACAGATAGCTCTTCTGTAGATAGTATATTACGTGAATCGGGTATACGTGTAACAGTTGATAGAAATATCGCGGTTAGCGATGCGTCAATTAAATCAAAAATATTTAATATTTTTAAAGTAGCTTTCGATTCCCTCGATTTAGGTAGTCTTGTTGATATATCACAAATATCTAAGGATATTCTTAATATAGATGGTATAGAAGGTCTAGAGACAGTTAACGGTAATAACGTTACACCTAACCTTTCATTTATTATATGGAATCCAGATTATAAGGATATAGATAGTGTTGTATTGGCACGAGACTATAAACTAAAGAATTTTGAATACGCATACTTTTATCAAGTTTCAGATATAACAAATAAAATAACTATACGTAGAGTTTAGTTATAAATAATACATATGGCCGCTGGAGCAGATACAGAAAACTTAGATTTCGAGTATACCTTTTACTACACTGTTAACGGTGCAACAGGTGTACAAACACTGTCTAGTTATGCTCTCGATAATTCACCACTCTTGTTTAAACCTACAGTGGGGGAAGATTGGCCTGATAACCTATCTAATAAACGTATTGTTTGGGATTTCGGTGACGGTACTACTATGGAAGCTATTACCGGGAAGCATGTATATAAAACACCTGGACAGTATAAAGTAAGAAGCTATTTGTATGATAATGAAGGTAATGGGTATTTTAATACTTTCTCAGTAACAGTAAATATCTATGATTTCGTAGAAGATAAAATTGTATTAGATGTTGATAAAAATACATGTTCCCTAGAGTATCTTGTTGGGGAGTTTAAAACCCCAATTAGTATAACTCAATTTAATTCTGCACGTACATTTGAACGTAACAATAGACCGGTTCCAGTGCTAACTTATGCTGATTCAAAAAGTTTCGAACGTGAGTATGGCTTTTTTGAGTCTGGTCGGTCACAAGAGACATATGGTCACCTACTACCTTCTCATAATTTTATTCAACGTATTAATAACGGTACAGATAGTATAGCTATAAGCGCAGTTAGGGTAGAGTCATATGATAATATATATGCAACCGCTAGCGGTGATGTGATTATACCAACATCCGAAAAGGTAAATGAGACCTCGATTTTTGCAGGTGTATCATCAACAAATGAAGTGTTCTTCAAGAGTGATATGCCAGGATTTTATAATTTATATTTTGGTTTTGAACAGGGTGATGTTTATGACTTCACTAACACAACTACATATGGTGTTTCAGCAAAAATATGTGATAATTTTGATTACGATAGCTTATCTATAACTACAAACGGTATTGACGGTGATAATGTACCGATAGATACATTTAATATTAATTCTACAAAGTTTGGATGTACGGAAATATCTTTTGTAGTACAAGTAAAGGATAGTGAAAGGTTCTCTGTAAGGTCATTACCTCTTCTAATATTAAACATACGCCCGGAACAACCACTACTTACAGAACGTGAGCCGCTTTCTGTATTAGATATTGAAAGTGAGATCTACCACTTAATAACTGAAGGTGATGATTATATACCTACAACGATGAGACTTACTGACGGGGTAACAGTGTATGAAGATGCAATTTTTGATTCTAGTTTTGCTAGTATGTCATCTACATTGTTACCTAGCTTTTATAACGCATATGCTGGAGGATTCTTAAAGGGTAATGTTAAAATTAATACAACCGAAGTATTAAAAGATGTCTGGCTTGAGGCAGAAATTACTATACCGGAAAACTTCGGTGAGCTTAAACTACCGCCGGAACTTGTAGGTAAAGTAGTAACAGGTAAGAGTAATAAGTTTGATATATACCCGAAAGATTATTACGTTGTCGCAAAGCAAGGTGAAGATATCGATTTTAAGGATATTTTCAAGGATGTCGCAATACAGCCGTTGTTTGCAGATACAAGAATGTTAATGAACGACTTTATTGGAAGTATTTTCGGTGATATAGATTCTGCACAAGATTCACTTGGTAAGAGTACCTATGAAAAAATACAAAACTTCTTTGATAATAATGCAGTTATAGATTATGCTAATATAGATCAACTCGCGTCAATATTACAATCTTACAATCTACCAAAAATTAACAAATATTCATTACCACCAAAGATTAAACGGTTGTTAGATTTGTTGTCTATTAGTCAAACTCGGTTGTTCGGTAATATAAACCAAAATAAAGACGACTTTAACTCCTTCGGTTACTTAAACACAGATAATTACGGTGTTGATAGATGTAAACCAATACCTAAAGATGGGGTTGTTTTTGCGGGGTATGAAATAGTTGCTTTTGAAAAATTTAGTGGTAAATGGACATCTCTCAATACAATGCTACCACTTTGTGCTAGTGATGCCCCGACTGTATCAAACTTTAGTATAAATCCCTTATCAAACGATGGGCTAACGTGTTTTGATTTAGCGTCATGTACACCACTTGCTACTGAAGACTTGACAACAATGTTAGTTGAGGGGGAATATTTCGAAATTTGTGTAAGTGGTAGTTATGTTGACGGTGATTTTTTCTCTACGTCGACTGTATACTACCAGCTGAGTGATTATAATGAATCGTGGGGCTGGCCGTTAATATTAGACGCAGACGGTACATTATTTGATGTTTACGAGTTTTACTACAAACCTCAAAACCGCGAACAGAATATAGAAGGTTCTATTATTAATTTTAAAGATAATAACACTACTATTAATACTAGATATACACATACAGATTGGGTTAAGAAGAATGGTGTTATGTCAAATATTTTTGCAAATGCACTTTATGATGGGTTAGAATTGTTTGATTGTGACGAAGAGGACTAAATAATTTACATATGGAACAGCCTTTACCCATACCTAAACCAATCAATAGACCGATAATCTGTACAGCTCCAACAATTCCTGCTGCGATTGATTTACGTAAAGAAGTACTAACTACAGGACCGTATACTGTAGGTAATGATATAATATATCAGCTTACTGTTACTAATACAGGTGGAACAAACTTAAAAGATGCAGTAATCACAGACTCCTTATCATCTATTAGTGTACTCGAAGACCCATTAGGGTTAATGAGCCCCGGTGGTGCGTGTATCGATGCAAAGTGGACTACAGAAATTTTCTATAGCTATAAAGTGGTCGAGACGGATATTGATGTTGGTGAAATAACCAACACTGCTTGCCTTTCATCACCACTATTAGAAGTTTGTGATGAAGCGAGTGTAAATGATCTTGTTACACCACCAGGTTTAGAGTTATCTCAAACTTATACACTACCGAGTGTTATCAATGCAGGTTCGATAGTTAATTATCAAACAGTTATCAACAACCCAGGTGAATCAGATCTTCTAGTAAAGCTAACTGAAAGTCTACCAGAGTTAGAAAATCAAAATAGTGCAGCGGCTAGCTTATTAACAGAGTTTACGACAATACCTGCAGGGGAGTCTTTTACTGCCACATATGATTATATTATTACTTCAATTGACTTACAAAATAATAAAATTGAAAATACTGTTTGTGCTATACCAGCTGTTACAATGACTACCTTAACTACAGTTTGTGTTAATACGGAAATAACATTGTAATAGCTATTATTTTTATTGAAAACTACATCTTTGTAATAAATATAATCATACAATGCCAACCAATCTAACAAACAGCAATATAAGTGAGACATATCAAGGTGTACTTCATGCAAATGGTGAGCTACCACCTTCTGGTCAAGCTCAAATTTATGATGGTGTCGGTAATAAATCCGCGATTACTCTAGGTCAGGAAGATGGTGGGATTACAATTACAGGTAACCTTAATGTTGAAGGTTCAATTAACGGTAATTCTATAACAGGTAATACTATTAGTGGTGGCGGGTTTAGTAAGTCACAAGAAATAATCGATCTTGTTTATCCTGTTGGTTCGGTTTATATTTCTATAGATGCTGCTAATCCAGACGATAGATTTCTCGGCGCCAATACAACATGGGTAAGAGTAGCTGAAGGTAAGTTTATTGCAGGTGTGGGTACAGGCACTGATGAAAAAAGTGAAACCGAGACAATTGAAGAAGGTGATACTGGTAAGGGTGAATACGACGTTACTTTAGACATATCGCAAATACCGGCACATACACACGGTGGCGTGATGCGGTACGAGCAAAGTGGTGGAGCTCTAACAGAGCAAAATCAATCTGGAAGGCCAGAAGATTACTCGTCATACGGTCGAAATACCAATGCAACCGGTGGTGGCTCGTCACATACAAACATCCCACCTTATATGGGTATGTATATATGGAAAAGAACAAACTAATTAAATAATATGCCAGATATAGACATTGTAAAGCTTCAAATTAGAAGAGGTCCAGATGAGCAGAGAAAACTTGTTGTTCTACAGCAAGGTGAACTCGGTTATAGTACTGATTATAAGCGTTTGTGGATAGGTGACGGTCAAACAACTGGTGGTACAGTCATCGGTAATAGAGCCTACCCCAAAGATCAAAATAGAACAAGTATAGGTAGTGCGGTACGTGGTGATATTGTCTATAATAATAACAAACTTTATCAACTGGCATCAAATGAACCGTCTGTTGAAGCAGACTGGAAATTTATTGGTACGGAAGTTACACCTACAATTTTTAAATACAATACTTCTAATCGGCTGGACTTAGTAGACGGTGGAATACGTGCTTCAAAATTTAGTAGTAGTGTTGTTAATAATACAAGCGGTTTAAAGCTTGATAGTACAACGGGGTTATCTCTTAATGTAGATGATAGTACAATTGAATTAGTTAGTAACAAGCTATCAATTAAAACAGATAGTATTGATGAAACACATGTAAAAGATAGCATATGTGGTGACGGGCTTATTGGTGGTAGTGGTACAAGTATTAAAATACGTACAACGGATAACTTTGATTTTGTTAATGGTAGTCTAGACCTCGTATCTCTACCACCAAATGTAGTTAAAGCTAATACCATTGATGATACTATATTTGGTACTGGTATTGGTTTTAATAACGACGGTACTCAGATTGAGACTACTTTTAAGACTGTTGATAGCACGCTTGAACTCGATACAGTGTTAGGTGTAGTTGGTTTAGCTACAGTTTCAACTGTTAATGCATCTGCGTTTGACAAGTTAGCGTTTGACCAGTACGGTAGAGCCCTTTCAAGTACTTCAAGTTTACAACCACCGCTTTGCGCTGAATCAACAACGTCATCACCTCTAAGCGTGTTTAACGGTGATATTAATCAAACAGCGTATACAAGTCAGTCTATCATAGACGTTTATAATGGAACTGAAACTATTAGCCTAACATCTGCTGGATTTATTCAGGTTGATGTTGGTGGGTCAACCGGAACTGTTGCAATTCCTATATTTAAACCATAAAAACATACTAAGTCATGGCAAAAAAAATCGAAATACTAGAAAATACTCTACTCAAGCTCCTCGTTAGACGTGGAACTGATGCGGATAGAAAGCAAATTATACTATCTGAAGGTGAGTTAGGATACGCAACAGATACTGAACGTCTATATATTGGTAACGGTAGTGACGCTGGTGGTATTATAACTGGTAATAAGTTTTTAGGTAGTTATAGTACATCTGACTTTCTTACAATAACTGAAGCTACTTCAGGTGACTTAGCGTACGATATAGATAGAAAGGCGCTATACGCAAGTAAAGGTAATGGCGAGTGGGATAGAATTAGTACTAGTACCGATGCTGGTGATTTTAGAACTGTTGTTGATGCAGGTGATGTTGAACCAACGGCATTAGGTGACGGGTTAGTGTTAGATGGTAACTTACGTGTTGCTGTTGATTGTAATGGTGTTAAAACAAACCAAGTCTCAACTTGCAATAGCAACTATCTTAAGTTACCACAACAATTACAACTTGGTAATAAAGTATCTCAACAGGTTAAGTTTCCAGATGGTAGGGGTCAAGTTGGTCAATACTTACAAACCGACGGTACAGGAAATTTAAAATGGGCCTTTTCTGAAGCATCTACTAGTTTCTTATATAATACACAAAACGGACCAGTTCCGGTTGGTAGTATAATGCCCTTTACCTCAAATACTAACCTACCAACAGGCTGGTTGTTATGTGACGGTAGTGAAGTTTTAAAGGCAGATTATCCCGATCTTTCAGGTGTTCTAGGTGATTCATACGGCGCTGCAAGTAACGCAGATTACTTTAAACTACCTAACTATCTTAATAAAGCACTTTACGGTGTTGATGACTCACCAGGTGGCTCAACTGTCTATGACATTGGTAGTGAAGGTACTTCTGGTGTGAGTTTTGGTACTGTTTGGCAAAACGTGCCTAGAGAATTTGGTCAGGTAGATTTAACAGCAAATACATTTAATAGTGTAGGTAAAACTTATATCAACGATACTGGCTATTATTTAGGTGTAACGGCGAGTATATACAGGAACAGTCAAGATGCAGCTGTATTAGAAGTAGTCTTTGGAGATGTTAACACTACTAACCCTTCTGCTAATACCTTTATCAGGTTAGCTCATGCGACAAATTCTGGGGGAGGTGTACTGGGTTCAGGATTTACTATTGTACCACCTGGTGAGAAATATACCTTCTTTAATAATAGAGATGGCGGTAGGGCCTTAACTGGAATAACATCTATGAATGTAGCTGAGCTACGAGGACCTGCTGGAGGTGCAACTTTCTCTGGCGTTGCTGAAGGTACAAATATAAGTGGTAAAACATATGATACAGGTTGGATTAGTTCAGGTACTAATAACGTTACCGTTGGTAATAGCAATACTATTGAGATTGAACACAACTTAAATAGTACATCTTTATCTGTTGATGTGTTTGTCGCGGATACAGCGTCAGGAGAGGGTGCTACTCTAGTTAGTGATATTATTTTAGATAATAGTGGTTCTGTTTATGGTGCACAAGTACAAAATATACGAGATACAAAGCTAGACGTTGTACTTGGTAACGGTGGTTGGGTAAAAGCAGGTACTAGTACTACTGGTTATACAGCACCCAGTTTTACAGGTAAATATATTAGAGTTGTAGTACAGGGACCAAGTAACAATGTATCAGAATCAGGTACGTTAACAGATTCGTTTACCGTTGGAAAGTATAGTGTAGAGGGTAAGTATACAGTAGATTTACCACCAACATGGACGGGAGGTAAGCCTGATCACGTTAGCGGTATTTTAAGAGGTGACAAGCTTACCACAGCTTACAATTCCTGGATTCAGATAGTAAGCTATACAGATACACAAGTAACATTCTTTATTCAATCATCGGAAAATGGTAACTTACCGGATGATACATATGTAGATTTCTTACTTATAAAGAACAATGGTATAGTAAGTAGCTCCGATACTCTTGCGCAGTTAAGCGTTAGTGTAGCGCAAGGTAGGCAAGCGACAGCCGAAGAGATGGGTACTACCTCTGCAACCACTGGTTACCAGTACGTTGACCTAAATAACCCGAACGATTTAGACGTAGGTAATAACCCAGGAGCTGATTTTCAAGTATTAGCTTCAGATGGTAAGTTCGACCCAAGTGGGGGACCTATAACTTTACAAGCATCATACGCAAGGCATAGTTATAATACAGGTACAAATTATGGTGGCGCTATCGATCAATGCATGTGTTACGTGTATAAAGATAACGTTGATGGTGATCCAACAAAAATTATTGTTTACTGTACAAACTCACCTGAAGATGCTAATGGTAGATTTCCTGCATACTTCAACCTCACTGCAGTGCAACACGCTACAACTACTAAGTCAGAGATAGCCAATGTCCAAGATATAATGTATGTCGGTACCTCGCCACGTGTAGCAAACGGTGCATGGGGTACTACTAATCCTATACCGGCGGGTACCTGGTTAGTAGAGCTTTCTTGGCAAGAAAATAACGCGTACGACGGTGTTAATTTAGATGAAGATGTTAGGTCACATATAGCTAAGAAGTATACTGTACCAGATGGTAAATATCTATATTTTGCACATAAAGACTCACGCGCTTTTTACACTATTTCTGATTCTAGTACTGCACCGGCTGATCCTAGTCAAGGTGGTGTCTGGACGCAGCTAACAGCAAATAATATACTTGAGAGTGAAGGTCGTATAGGTACTGATAGCCAAGATACAGCCATTTGTTACGGTAGTGCTACTAAACTAGGTACATTTAGTGACGTTTCAACAGGTTCCGGTAACACTGTTTCAAGCTCTCTTAGTGCTGAAGGTGCGTTATTTATTATTAAAGCTGTAAAGGATGAACTCCTTGACCCAAAACTTACTGTTAATTTTCCAATTACAGCAACAGTAGACGGTCAACCTATAACATCAGGTGCTGAGTTTAACCCCTTATTAGGTGACGTAGAGTTAGGCGTAGTACAAGAAGTTGCAGCTGTACCACCTGGCATAGAAGTGTTTGATACTGCTGGTACGTATACCTTCACAACAAAGAAGCAGTATACAAAGTTTTACGTAACTGGTAGTGGTAGTACAGGTGGCATCTATACCGGTTCTAACGCAGCTACTATTATAGGTTATTTAAATTTACCCATAGGCACTGTAATTGATTTAACAGTAGGTGCAGGTATTCCGGCTGGATCCTTTTTGACTAGTGGTAAAAAGTCACAGATAACATATAGCGGAACTTTACTAGTTAAGTCAGAAGGAGCAATAGGTGGCGTTGCATACAATGCTAGCAATGCAATAAACACAGGAACTCTTAATACCACTTACACCGTTGGTGGTAATCAAGTGGTTGATCAAAACAGCTTTATCATTAAAGGTGGAGCCGGTGTAGATACGAACGGTGGTGATGAAGAGTCAGTCGGACCAGCTAGTTTCTGGGGATCTTGGCCTGCACCAGGTGCTGGAGCGCTTGGCGATGAGGACAATACAACACCCACATCTGATGGTATAGTAATGTTCGAATGGACCTAATATATCTAGTAAGATAGCCTTATATTGCTAGTTTATTATGCTAATAGTATAAATATATGTATGGTAAAAGATTTTCCTGATAATCCAGACGTTGGTGATATTTTTGAAACATGGCAATGGAGCGGTTCAAGCTGGCAATCTATAGCAGGTGCAGGTGGTCGTGTATCTATTACCACACAACCAACTCCACCAGTCGAAAAGTATGAGGGTGACTTATGGTTTAACACAGAAATAGGCTCACTATTTGTATATTATGATGATAATACTTCTGCTCAATGGGTTGATGTATCGAGTGATTCATCAGGTGGTAGTAATGACGGTTTAGTAACTGTTGCTGATGTAGCTCCTGTTAATTCCAGTACTGGTGATCTTTGGTTTAACTCTTCAACGGGTATTACATCAGTTTTTTACGATCAGTTTTGGATTGACATGGGAGGCGGTGATGGTAGTGGTCCTATAGTAGTATCTAATAGTGCTCCACAAAGTCCGGTTATAGGTACCTTATGGTTTGATACAGAAACAGGTGTTACAAGTGTATTTTACGATAATACATGGATTGATATCGGTGGTTCAGGTCAGACAATAACTACAACTGAAATTTCAATACAAGCAGCTTACCCTGTTGGTTCAATATATATGAATGCTTCAGACAGCACTTCACCAAAGATTTTGCTCGGGTTTGGAGAATGGGTGGAATTTGGAAGCGGCAGAATGCCTATAGGATTTGATTCAACCGATGGTGATTTTGACAGTAGCGAGGAAACTGGTGGTACAAAGACACATGTGTTAACGGAAGATGAAATGCCAAGTCATACTCACGCAGTAAATACAGGTGGTGTATCTGCTGGAAGCGTTGGTTCAGCACAGGGGGGTAACCACGCAGAAGGGGGTAGTGCTGGAAGCAGACGTGGCGGTACTGCACAAGCTACTGGAGGTGATCAGCCACACAATAATATGCCACCTTATATTGTCGTTTACATGTGGAAGCGGACTTCATAATTACTATAAAAGTTTAAGCAGATAAACCAAAAATATTGTATAAATAATATTATGCCTCTTAATTTTCCAGATAATCCAGTCGATAATCAAGTATACTCACCCACACCACAAAAAGCGTGGGTATATAATGCATCTCAAGGTACTTGGCTTGCATCAAATGTAAGTTCGCAAGGTACTAAAGTAACAGTTCAAGATGCGGCTCCGCTGAATTCTGATCAAGGTGACTTATGGTTTAACTCTGAAACTGGATCACTCAACGTTAATTACGATGATACAACATCAGAGCAATGGGTTAATATTAGTTCTAGTGGTATTATCGAAAGTGAAGATGTTATCAATGATAATACAATGCTAACGGCAAGTGAATCTACTTTAGCAACATCTTCGAGTATTAAGGCATATGTTGACGATATAGTTAGAGCCACAGTATCGCTTGACGATATTAAGATGTTTAACTTCAGATCAAATGGAGATGTATCGAAGGGCTATATGGAGAGTGGTGATATAGATACTTTTTACCGCGGCTCTTTACCGGTCTCGTTTGACTCTGATGTAAAGTTTGTAGAGCTTAAGTATACATCAGCCATAGCTAATGTACCGTCTGACGCAGAAGACGGTGTTAACGGTACCGTATATATTGACTGGGAAAATAAAAAAATAAAGCAATCATCTGTTAAAAAGGATGGTGGTAATCCACATCAAAGTCATTGGTATGAAAGCACCGGTGCTGAATCGAACGGTGTAATAATGTTTAATTCCTCTGAAGGTACCACAGGAACACCAGAAGGAACTTCACACCTAGAAGGTATTGTTATTGACTGGGATAGTAGACAAATCACAGGATTGCCCCACTATGTTAGAGATAGTGGTGGTGGTGTTAGTTACAAGTACGATTGGCAATATATTTTCCGCGATCTTACAAACTCCGGTAGCTTTGGTAGTGCTGGTGGTGGCGGTGGTGGTTCATCGCTATTGAAGTATGGTGAGATGAGTATTGGTCGTGTAGGCGGTCAAACTAATGCTAGCATACCTACCGTAGGTGATTTTACAGCTGTTGCTGACGATACACAAGATGGTGATACAAATGATGATACGTTTGTATGTACATTTAATACCCCTCTAGATAATAATAATTATAACGTCATTTTTGAGACTGTATCAAATGGTAACGTGGATGTTGATAATACCTTGAGGTATCCCGTTCTAGTAGATAAAACAAGTACAGGGTTTGTGTTTAATGTTGAGTTTGCTGGTGTTGGTGCTATGCAAGCTGATGGTGACATTCAAATCAACGTACGTGTCGAGTCGAATGAAGTAGGGGCAGGTATTAGTGCTGATAAAGAGTATGTAGGTATTACTGGTACAAGTGGCGCAACAGCGATAACCCAAACTGCGCAGTTTGGCCAATCTGTAAACGGGACATATACATATCAAGTCAACGACTTACAAGGACCAGGTGTTAATACTAGTAAGATACGTGGCCTTTATATTAGATGTAAGGGTACTACCGTCAACGGTACCTCTATTCTAACCGCCACTTTACCAGATGATATAACCTTACTACGACCATTTTTCCAGACTAGTGAATTAAATAACGTTACCGGGAGTGATGTTATAGAGTTAATTAAGTTTTTACCTATTAATAAAAACCAATCAAGTTTTAAACTTAAAATTGATACCGTGGTGGGAGGTGATATAGAGTATGAGATTATAGGCGCAGAGCAGATCACTGCTACTGTAGGTAGTAGTAGTAGTAGTAGTAGTAGTGTAGCACCTTCTATTATTATTAAGTATGCAGATAACTCTTCACTAGGTGGTGGTAGTGCGAGTACGTGGGAGATAGATCCTGTTGTTGATATTGCAGTAGATGGTGTAGCTGGTGTGAGTGTTTCATCTGACAATAAAGTAGTCAGCTTACCTAATGGCACATACCGATATGCCTTTATATATACTAGCACAAATACAACCAGTACCTATAGAACCCAACTATCTATAAGAGCAGGAGCTAGACAGTTATTAACATCAAATAGTTGGTCTTATAGTGGTAATGCAAGTGAGCAAGGTACGATCAATGTTACTAGTGGTGGTATCGTTTTTGAGGGTATGCGCTATAATGCCATGGCAAATGTATATGGTGCATATTTAATGTTAATTCCCACAGCTGATTTTACTAATCAGGTTAGTATTGAGGCTGCTCGACCAGAGCTACTAGGTAAAATTCAATAATTACATATACAACATCACAAACCGTAATTAGCTGATTAAATACTTACATGCTATCAAGAGTAAGAGCTCAGCATGTGTTAAGTGAGTTTACTGATTTTATATTAGAAGATGAAATCAGGGAAAGCATTGTCGTTAACGTCGATATTGAGTACTTTAAAGTTATTAATTACGAGTTAAGGAAGTTAGGCTATAGGATGCTACATAAGTCACAAATTAACAACACTGAAACTTTTACTTTAGTTTTCATATTAGAGAATAAATAATAGGGCATGGATTATCCAACCAATCTACCTCTTTCCGCAGCATCAGTTAATATAAGCGATGGTGAGTTTTCACCATTCTATGATATTATATGGTCTATTAAATATGAAATTATTAATTGGAGTAAAACGGATGAATACGGGTTATGCTTCTTTCTGCAAGATAGTAGCTCTGATATAAAGTACGGTGGTATTGGTATAGATCTAGGGTATTCAGGCGCGCCAGTAAATGGTACATCTGTCGAAAAGGCAGTAGGGTTACAAGGTGGTAAATTAGGTATAGGTTTAGATACACGGGGAGTTTTTGCAGCCAAGACAGCTTGGCCGGGTGGCCTAGAACGTGATGGTTTAGTTACAGGCTTGCAGAAGAACGCTATAACGGTAAGAGGTAGTGAAAGTAGTGGGTTTACGTTTTTAGATCTTCATGAAAAGATAGAAGCTTTCGACTTACTTAGTGATGGTATCAAAACATTAAGAGCGCGGTTAGGTAACTTCGGTAGAACTATCTATATTGACTATAGGGGTCCAGGTGATACAGATTATCAGCAAGTTTTAGCTAAGGATGTAGACTTAAGTTTAAGTGAGGGTGACCGTCTTACCCCGGGTGTCTCTTTTGTAAAACATTTAACAAAGCAGACTTCAAACCTGAACATTAAGGTCCATTCTTTTCACATTGAAGGAAAAGATAATGATCCAGATAAGCAGGTAAGGTACCCGGAACCACTAGTACCTCAGACTGAAGTACAACCATACGCAGGTAGCGAGCTTGTAATAAAGCCAGATATAGAAATCGTACCAGTTGCACCGGTTAAAAATATTGTAATGTGTAACCCACCAACCCAAAGCCAGATTCTAATATCCAAAACCGCACTACAAAATGCTCCAGAGCTTGGTGATATAATTGATTACACTATTACAATTACAAACCAAGGTGAGTTTGAGTTAAGTAATATTGTAGTATTTGACACTATACCCACAGTAGAGAGGTTAAATATAACGGGTGAAGGTGATCTATTTTCTGGTAATCAAACACTTTCGGCAGGAGAAACAAAGACTGTTGCTTACAAGTATCAAACATCAGCTAAGGATGGTACACAAATCGAAAACACTGCTACAGTTACAACAAATACAGGCTTAGTAGTAACTGATACAGCTATTACAACACTAGGAGGCTTTGTTGATCTTGTAATTAATAAAGAGGAAATATCTACTGGTCCATATAAAGTCAGTGACTCGGTGCTGTATAAGGTTA